CTTAATTTCATCTGTGTTCAAATGATTAAAAATCATACACAAAGATTCTACTCTATGTAGGTCATAAATCCTCTTCTTGAAAGGTTTATGAAACCACTAGAATTAGAATAATTTTATAAAATTTAAATATGAAAAAACAAAACTTATTAAAGTCTTATCATTCAAATTTGAAATTGTATAAAGATGTTTATAAAGTAGGTTCTATGATCTCACTAACAAACCCAAAAAGTTTGTTATTAGTCTTAAAAGTAATTGGTTACAGAATAGTAACTATGTCTCTTTTAAGTACTAAGGAGACTTCCCGGTTTAGAATGTTACATAATTTCGGTGTTTTTTTAATCAAAATGGTTAAAAATCACGGTGAATTATATACAGTCAAATACCTTAAAGCATCTCAACTTTGTATTCAGAAAAAATTAGCAGGTCAACCTTTCTCTTCAATGAGAGAGATTGAACCCGAGTATAATTTTCCTAGATTATCTAAATCAGGCCTTCCTTCTGTTATTAAATTAACAGATAGAATGTCGATTTGTAATGGTAGTTTAAGGATAATAAGGCTTTATTTATCTATATTTTCGTTATATAGGATAATTAAAGTTCCTTTTTCTCCAAAACTATCCACTATTACTGATAATTTTACGGGATCTGGTATCCATTTGGACGATTTTAATTGATGGTTAACTAGTAATAGTTCCATTTATTTAACAAAATTTTCCAAATTGGATATTAAGGATTTGATTGTAACTAAAGTTTTACCCTTAGTTAAATCTTCTCCTCTTGGATCTGTAAGTTATACTCGATTAATAGGTGCCTATTGATCCTTAAAAAAAGATGAAATTCTTTTTGAAAGTATTAATAGATACTTAGAGGTTACTAATTCCAAAAATATTATTACCTTATTTTCTAATATAGAATATTTAAAATCAAAATTTTCTATATTAGGAATAGGTACTAATAAGGGTCATTTAGGTAGCCTTTCTTTTAAAGAAGAAGCTGCAGGAAAATTGAGAGTTTTTGCAATGGTTGATATAATAACTCAATCATTGTTTGCTCCTTTACATAAGGTATTGTTTAATTTATTTAAACGATTGCCTAATGATTTTACTCATAATCAAAACAAGGGTTTCTTATATGCTCAAAGTTTATCTTTGAAATATAATTGCTCTTATGGTTTTGATTTAAGTGCAGCTACTGATAGATTACCTATACAGTCTCAATTAGCTATTTTAAATAGTTTATTTGGGAATAATATAGGTTATTTATGGGCTACCATATTGGTTTCTAGAAAATATTTTATTCCAGAAAACGATTATGGTATTCCATCTCAGTCACTTCAATATACTGTAGGACAACCTATGGGGGCCTTATCTTCTTGAGCAATGCTAAATCTGACTCATCATTTAATGATTCAATATTTAGCTTGCAAATTAAATAAGGTCAAGAGAGGTGATTGGTATGACCAATATCTCGTTTTAGGAGATGATCTCAGTCTTTATGATTCGGATATTGCTAGAGAATATCAAGTATTATGTAATAATCTTGGTATTTCTATCAATTTATCTAAATCTATAATTTCTAAGGATTTACCTGTTTTAGAATTTGCTAAACGAACTTCTTTTTATGGAAAAGATGTTTCTCCTTTATCTTTTAAAGAATTATTAATGTCTAATAATTTTTTTGGAAGATTAGCAGTTACATCTCGTTTAATAAATAATAAATGAGGAAAAAATCTTTTTAAATTACTGATAATAGGAAACAGACGATCCAAAGATAAAACTTTAGATCGTATATATCCTATGGTTGGATTTGTAACTCAGTTATTTCAAAATAATATTATCAGATTATCTGATGTATTGTCTTTGATATCTTCGAGAGAACATCCAAAATCATTTTTTGGTAGAGATATTGGTTGATTGAAACCTGGTCTTATAAGTAAAGTTGTTCATAATTATTTATCTACTGATAAATTTGATATAACTATTTTACCTAAAGAGGAAAGGTTTCATTCGGAATTAAATGTAGATACCTTTAAATCTGTATTGATTCATGATATTGAAAAATACATTAATCAAATTAGAACTACCAGTATTTTAAAAAATCGAGTTCAGATCTGTTATAATTTAATAACATTTCCCGAACTAGTTTCTTTAGAAGAGGTAATTTCAGATCAAGGAGG